CTCATAATAAGACTCAGAAGAAGGATCAAGACGTTCGCGAGATAATATGTCAAGTACATTAACAATCTTAGCAGAAGCATACTCGTTATTCTTAGTAACATCAAACTTATGCATATTAAGCAATTTATTAATAGAAGGAAAGCCATTAGCAATCTCAGAATGAGGAATCTGAGCTTTGCGAATAATGCGAGATAAACTGGAATCCTTAACATTCTTCTCGTAAGCTGACAAATAAGATGTTTTATCCTCTATGTCTGCAAGACAGGCAGCATGCATCTCACGACAAAACTGATAAGCAACTGGATTAGTACCTTGACTATCATATGCCATACCAATAGAAGCTATAGCATAATCGGTAACGGTCCACTTATCACCTTTACTGCCATAAGCACATTTTATAATAGTTTTCTCAATTGGCCTAACTGGTAAAACAGGAGGAAGCTCAGGATAACTAGTGTTACGAATAAAATATTTCTGTAAAAAGACAAGACCATTACCACAAACAGTCCCATCTCGACGTAACACTGAGAAGAAAGAACGAAGAGTCCTCATCTTTCGAATAACCATACCAAAGTAAAGCTTAACAAACGAAGCAAACCCTCTCTCATTAATAAATTCATGAATGGTTTCATGAACACCTAAATCGTGGTCATCACCATATATAGTAATAACAAGCCTACCATCTTTTAAATACATGACCACAACACGACGAAGCTTAGGATGTTTTTGCAATACGTCCTCAACATAAAGAAAAAATAATAATAAAACTATCCAAGAATCACCATGAGAAGTATCAAACGCTCCCGAAGGCATCCCACCATAAACTATCCTCCATATGTCTCCATACAAATTAGTATACTTAACGCTCAACCTCTTAGCACAAAATTCGGATAGTGCCTCGAACACTTTCTTGTGAGATAAAGTATGACGAGAAGGAAATCTCATATAACGACGATTTCCAGCCATATATAGAGTAAGAAGAGCTCTATTAATAGTTCTATCAAGGCCAGAAAAATCGCCATCCTCATAAATCATGCCTGGATCAGTATACCTGAACTGTTCAGCAAAAAGCTGGGCACCACCATACCACCAAGTCATACCAATGCGAATAGCACGCCCTCTTTCTAACAAGTGCCTAGCTTTCGCAATAATAGCACATGCACCTGTGATTACATAACTAAGCAAATAAAAAAAACGAATCTTTATACAAGCATCATCTTGCTCTGCTTTCTTATCTGGACCAAAAGCGGCATAAACTGCTTGTTTCTCCTGCTTAACTACCATATAGCTATGTATATCTGGATGGTCAACACTATCAGCTCTACCTTCAAAAATAGCTTGACCAATTTTAAATATTTCGTTAACGGCATAAGGATACTGTTCTATCTTTTTACCTATGCCACCATAATGATGTGTAGCATTACCATCGTCAACTGAAAATTTAGGACAAGCACGAAAACCAGAGGCAGTCTCACCGTAAGGAATGAGATGCTCTACTAACTC